AATAAAATAGAAAAAAGGCATGGGTAGCGAATCCATGCCTCAGGTAACATAACGAGTCCTAACGTTATGAATGTATTTTAGAAGTTTTTTCAAACTTCTAATGGTAATGATAATAACTCTGATTTTGTTAGATTTGATGAATTAAAAAAACTATTTAACAATTTATCATAAGAACCTGATTTCAGATTAGAATAGAATTTATCTAATAATTCTGAATTACTATTTGTTAGAACTAAAACATGATTTTCAAAGATCATGTTTTTATTGTTTCTAACATAGTGAAATTTAATTTTCTTTGATATAGTTCTTGGGAAAATTATACAATTTTCATGTTTTATATTATCCATTTTTATATATTGTTTTCTATCTCTATTACTTGATATATCTAACTTATCATATTTTATGTTATTACTATAAATTAGTATATTTTCATTACTATCATCAGTTAGTATGTCCTTTTTTTGATTCCAAACTATCTCTCCAATTGAAACATCAAAACCATAATCTTTTATAGTTTTGCTTTCTTTGAAATTATTGTAGTTTTCCATAATAAAGAAATTGTCATTATTTATGAAAAAGAAATTATTATTAGTTTTATTTTTTCTTATAACTAATAATGACACTTTTATTGCTACTCCTTTGAAATTTACATCTTCTTTTAGAAATTCTATTGTATAATTATCAAAAATCTCTTTTCTTATTTTTTTATAAATAGGTGAAGTTAAAACCGATGATGGTAAGAGAAATGCTATAATTCCATCATAATTTAACATATCAAAACATTTTTTAAGGAAAATATGAACTAAATTTATCCTGCCATTAGATATATTTTTATATAACTTTTTAATTCTATTCTGTTCATCTTTACTATAAAAGGAATAACATATTTCAATATAAGGTGGATTCCCCACAATAAAATCATAAGTTGTATTTGAATTAAAATCTAAAAAATCCTTATTGAAAACTTCTATCTTTTTATTATTAGAACTATATTTATTATAGTGCTCATTATCTATTTCAACACCATCTAATTTTTCAAAATTATACTTTTCTAATGACTTAATAAACTCACCATCGCCAAAACTCGGTTCTAAACAATTACCACCTATTTTCTTTATATTATTTACTACTTCCATGACATAATCACACATTTCTTTTTCTGTGAAAAATTGACCATATTTACCTTCTTTACTCATAACTTTATCTTTTTCTTTTATACCTACTAAGAATGTATTTTATCTCTAAGTGCTTTTATCTCAGTAATTAAATCTCGCATTGTTCTATTCAAATCATCAAACCTTTGATTATGGTTATCTAATTTATTCAAATAATCTACCTCTATCATTTGGACCTTTGTTTTAGTTTCATAACAAATCTCTTTTACAGACTTTAACTCAGTCATTGTCGTTTTAAGAAAGTATCCTACAACGGCTGTCATCAAACCTAATAGAGATAATAATAGTTGTGTGTATTCCATTTTTAAAAATTTAATTTATAAAACTAACTCTTTATTCATTACTTTTCTTATTTTTATTTAATATAAGTTCTATTGACTTTTCCAAATCAACAACTTTATCATCTAATTTTTCTTCAAGTAATCTTTTATTTTTACTTAAATACACTTTTTTAGTTTTCTTCATTTAGTAACAACACCCGAAATCATTTGGATCTATATTATTAAGTGGTGGTAGAGGAGCGATAAGACCTTTTCCTCTTGTAGCAATACCACTAAAATAATTTGTTCTATTCGGTCTCAAATCAAATGGTTGTAAAACCTGATAGTATTCTGGAAAATCTGAGATATTATTCTTAATAAAATCTTTTGTCTGTTCAGACATAAATTCAGCAGTGCTTCTAATTTGGTCTCTTAACCACTTTAAATCATCAAGCGTAGATGGCTGTGAATTGTCCGAAGACTTCGTTGAAACAGATTTGTTTGTAAATCTATAATTGATGTATGGAGTTAGATGATAAACCGTCCACTCGGATAAAGCAGGTTGAACATAGTTATTCATTAAGGTTAGATATTGACCTGTGAAGTTTGGGGTATCATTGACTAACCTATTATACAAGTTTGTTCCTAAGATTTCTTGTATATTTGTAGTTTGGGCTTTCCAAATCATTTTAACTACTAAATCGGCATCAACATTTTGTTCGATAATGGTATACTTAAAAATGTAATCAGTCGATATAAATTGTGATTGTATCATATTATTTAGTTACTTCTATTTTTTGAATGTCTAATTCATATTTTTTTAATTCTAAATTCGTAGTCGCACCATTAAATCTCAATAACTTGTTATAAACCTTTTCAATTTGCATCTGTTTAGTTTCAACATATACAGCCTGAAAAACTTCAATACTTTCTAAGTATTCATTTTTAGCGCCTAACTCACCTGGAATAGCAATACCCATAATAATAGGATTTGTAATCTCGTGTCCTGTTAAAATACCTTGTGTGATTTCAGAGTTCAATTGTATAAATCTTGTATCACTATCGTTCAACTGAACTGGTGTAATCTTTGCTGCTCTATCTTCACCATCAGAAAATAAGAACATTGTCTTACCGGCATTTCTAGCCGACTCGAAATCTGCTTGAAGTTGTCTAATCACCTCTCTCATTTCATCATCAGTAGGAACACCATTCGTAAAATTGATAATCATACCTGGTGCAAAACCATTATTAACTTGATTTAAGTGAAAAGCAGATATTTCATATTCTAATGTAATCCAATTTACAGAAGAAATATAACCTGGTTGACTATAATACTCAACACCTGGTCTATATTCTTTGTAATAGAGAATTTGTGTAGATACAGGGTTCTTTGGATCGAATAGTGGATACTTAACTGGTGTATATTTTCTTGTATTGTTCCAATCATCACTATAAAAAGCATATTTCTTACAATCAGATAGACGAATTTTATTGTGAGGTAAGTAATTTATTTCAGCAATACTTTTTTTGTCCTTTGAATAGATAATTTGTAGTGAGAAACCACCGAAAATCTCTAAATCATAAGCAGATCTATAGACAATTTCATTTAAATTAAATTCATTATGAATGTTTGCTAAAAATCTAAGAGCAATTGAATCTAATCCTTCTGTTTGCCATCCATTACCGGCAATCATATTTGTTTTTCTTTTTAGAATCGAATTATGCTTAGCACTTCTATTCATTAAACTAACTAAAAAGTCAGGATAAAGATTGTCTATTCCGTAATTTACGAAACCTGCTCTTGAAATACTTTCTCTATATTGTGGAGCTTTATCTCTATTATAGTCAAAATCTTGTAGTGAATAAAACTTATAGTAGTTTTGAGATTCTTTTTCGTTCATAAAATATTAATTTTTTTACAAGTTAGTATAAACTCTGATAGTATTTGTATCTGATTGTGTATATGTTGTTGGTAAAGAAGATGTTCCATCTACAATTAATATACCAACATCAACAAGAAGATTTGTAATAGTTAGGTTATATGATTGAGTAGAGGCACTTACAATGTAATTATACTCACCTGCATCAAGAGGTAAGACCACATTAGAACCTGTAAAGGCAGAAGGTGTTCCTACTGATACGGTAAAACCAAAGTAGTAAGGACTTTGACTCCAGTTATCAGGAGCAAAAGTATATACATTGAAGCCATCGGCTGATATAATTCTGAAACTATAAAACGAATTCGTCGCCGTTATTATCGCCTGTGGTGTTATTATCAGTTGTGATGATTGGGTGGTCGAGAGATACAACATCTTGTTTTTTGTTTTTATTTTTAGTTTCTACTTCAAAAAATTCAGGATATTTCTTATATAATACTGGATATAGTCCTTCTGGAAGGAATTTACCTACCATAGTTTTTCTGATATGTGGTATGAAAATCATCTTGTTAGCATATTCTTGCTTTAATTTCATATTAGATTTTTTATTTTAATATAAAAAAAGTGTAATTTTCTAAAACAGATGCTTGTTTTATTCAAAAAGTATCCTTATCTTTGTAGTATCAAATCACACACATAAAACTTACAACTATGAAAATTGACTTTTTTAAACACGTAAAGGAACAAGTATCTAAAGTCCTGTCAAATCATAAAATCAATATTAACTATTCTGATGATGACATATTTAATGATTGGTTATACACTACTGATTTAAATATTTTTAAAAGAAATGAACTACAATGTATTTTCTCATATAATGCAATGCTTCAAACATTAGCTTTTAATCCATCGCTAATTGATATAACTTTAAATTTTGAATCTTAACCGTATCTTTACATTATCAAATCACACACATAAAACTTACAACTATGAAAGAAATCTTTTTATCTGAACTGAACTATGACTACTTACTCAATTTCGTAGCAGCCACATTTGACAATTTTAATCATGAACAATTAGAGGTGTTCGATTCATTCTACGACAATGTATCTTATTATGTTGATGCTGACGACAACGAAATAAATCAAATACTTACTATCCTCACTTGTATAGTAAATGACTTAAAAAAAGAAGGTGTTTTTTGTATGAGTAATTAGGTTTTCTCAAATCTTAACCGTATCTTTACATTATCAAATAACCACATAAAACTTACAACTATGAAAATTGACTTTTTTAAACACGTAAAGGAACAAGTATCTAAAGTCCTGTCAAATCATAAAATCAATATTAACTATTCTGATGATGACACATTTAATGATTGGTTATACACTACTGATTTAAATATTTTTAAAAGAAATGAACTACAATGTATTTTCTCATATAATGCAATGCTTCAAACATTAGCTTTTAATCCATCGCTAATTGATATAACTTTAAATTTTGAAAACTATTAAAGTAATTTCTAATATATAAATAAAAAAATAAAAGATGAAAATTAAAGAAAGTTGGGTCAATTTAACAAAAATTGATATAGAAAAAGGTGAAAACCGAATGATGAAATTATCAGAAACAAATGTTGGTAGGATATTTAGGATTGATAATGATATTAATGATATTGAAGTGCTCGACCAAATAATATTGAATGATGATAGTAAATATTATATTTGTTTTGAAATTAACAAGGAAATAGAAGAAGGACTTGATAGAGCTCCAGAATATGAGTTGAAGTTCATTACACTAAATGATTACTATATTTATCAGTTTCATTCAATATTAGATAATGAATACTTAAGTTGGCAAGAAAAACCAGAAATGATAAGAGATTTATCAAATGAAGTTTCAAAAATATTTTCAAATTGTAAAATAAACGAAATTAAACTATGAAATTTCTAATTCTTCAATTACTAATTACTGATAAAAAAGGCGAAGTTTATAATTCCCTTGTATCAACTTTCGGCAAACTTCATATTGAGTATTTCTACCGTGAGTATGTTAAAGTCGGTGAAGTAGAGAAGAAAAAGTTTGGAGAG